TTTCTGGAGTAAAGTCTAACGTATCACCCATAGATAACGTAGCTACTACATCCTTATCATAGCCCATTGCTATTAAGTCAGAACGTGTAACTAAACTACGCTGTGCTACAAAGGTAGCATCTTCAATAGTCGTTGCTCTTTTGTCTATAAGGAATTCTTCTGGGGCAACATTCTCTATTTTTATTTTAGAAAAGTCTTTCGTGCGTTTGCATTTTACATTGTAGTAAACATTAACAATAGGAGGCACTTCCATCATCAATGGCATACCCATTTCGTCTGCTACAGGCTGACCTGTTTGTGGGTCAATCATTGGCTGTGGTTCTTGTTCTATAATTTCTTCTACTTCTTCTTGGGCTACTACCTCAACTTCTTCGTCTTGCAAAATCATAGCAAGTTCGTCTTCAGTTAAGTTTTCATAATTTTCTTTTGTGGTATTTTTTTTATCATTCCAGTAGGCTTTTACTACACCAACTTTTTGCAGCAATCCGTCTTTAAACCAATCGTGCATAATCTCAAAGCCATTGTTGTCTTTGTAGAATATGTGATTAACGTATGCTGTTATTTGTTCTGCTAAAGCACCATCGCCTTCATTAACTGGCTCAAACTCTACTGCTTTAGAAGATGAAGTAAACACTTTCATAATCTGTGGTAATGCACCGTCTACTACTTCAGCTACCTCACCTGTAACAATAGAGCTTCTACCTTCTACTTCGTTACCATAAGGCTCACGCAAATAATATTCTAATGCGGTCTGTCTTTCATAGCTGGTTTCAGTTTGAATGAAACCTAGTGAGTCATCAATGTATGATTCAACAATATTAACTAATGTTAAGTTATCGTCTGAATTTACATCCATGCTTTTTTTGTCATATGCCATTTATACTATCCATTTATTATTAGTCACAAGAGGTTTAGTCCATGCTTCCATAGGAGATTCATCCATACCTACAGCCAAATATCTGAACGCATCACTTGCGTGCGATGCCCAGTCATGGAAAGGTCTGTCATGAAATACGTTTCTTTTTTCATCAAACACTCTGCGGTAATTACGCAAAGCATCTAATCCAACTTTTGTTTTATCTGTATCAAACCAGCAACGTGGCAACATTCTTCTAGCCGCTGCTATCCCATCCATTACCGACAGTTTAGTTGCAATAGTAATGTTTAAACCTGCGTCTTCTAACATTTCTTTCCTAGACTTACCTGTGCCTAGTTCTCTTACCGCTACATCGTGCGGCAATATGTGCGTGGCGTGCATATAGTCATGTTCTCGCAGCCAGTTAACATAGTAATCAAGACCTACCCCATGATTTTCAGTAAAGTCTATTAGGCGTATTTCTTTGTTAACTACTTGTGCAACCCATATGCTAGTAGAGTCTGACATACCTAAATCCCAGCCCGTATAGGTTCTTGCTAGTTCGTCTTTAGGGATATCTATAATCTGTTTTTTTTCGTCTAAATCGTTTATAATAGAAGAGTAATACGCACCTTCTACTGGAGCATTAAAGCTACATTCAAACTCTTGCTGGTATTTGTCTTCGCCCATCTCGGCACGAGCCGATTTTAATTCGTCTGGATGGAGTATGTTTGTTTCAGAAGATTTAAACTCTAACAGCTTCCAACCTTCTTCTCGCATACCTCTATCACGTAATTCTTTAAAGTGGTTCTGCCCTTTAGGCGTTCCCATTGCTACACAGTAGCCTAATCTATCAGACAATGCTGGTCGTACAATTTCAGTAAATAATGTAGGGTTAATGTTACCTATTTCATCTAGCACACAGCCATCTAAATAGATACCACGCAAACTATCAGGGTTATCTGCACCATACAAACTGATACGCTTACCCATGAAGTCCACTCTTAATTCTGCAATGTTAGCCTTCCCGCCTAACGGTCTTGTGTACTCAAGAAGATAGTCCCATGCGATTCTCTTTGATTGGTTATACGTTGGTGCTATGTAAGCAAATCTTGGATTTGGTTTCTCACAATTTAATGCACTGTGTATAAGTTGATTTATCGCACAGACTGTCTTACCCATTCTGCGGTGGGCTACCACTACAGTGAATCTGTTTTCTTTTACTAACTGATGTATTTTCTTTTGTGGCTCTCTAGCTTTATAGCCAGTGCTTATTTGTTTTTGTGCCATACTCATGCGACTCCTTTCGGGTCATCGCTCCTGATTAATATTTTATTAAATAGTCTATTGCTTTTTTTAGTATTTTTTTATTGTCTTTAAAGTAACCTAGACCACTATTACAATGCTGACATAATAGTTTTCGTACTTTTTTTGTTGTGTGGCAATGGTCTACAAAAAGCTTACTATCGTCATTATGTGTTTTACATAAGAAGCAGCATTCTTTTTGTTTTTTAAGCATAACCTCATATTCTTCTAATGAGATGCCATATCTATCTTGATAGTTTTTATTGCGTACTTTTTCTGGATTGTTTGCCCTCCAGATTTTTAATCTTTCTCTAGTCTTTCTGTTAATAGACTTTTTATCTACCATTTTACCTTGTTAGCCCAATAGGCTGCTGACATCTTACCTTTTGCTATATTCTTTGCGTGTCTTGCTTTAAATGAGTCGCTTCTTGTTGTTTTCTTTTTATCTCCAGACACACCTTGTTGCCCAAATCGTATGAGTTTTTCTTCATCACCTTCTTTTGCTAGTACAGCGTGTGACTTTGTCTTGTGTCCAGGAGTGCGTTTAGGTTTGTTGTAACCACTAAATGTTTCACTACCTTTTTTAATAGCCATTACACACAATCTCCTATTGCTTCAAACCATCTCTTTAGTTCTTCAAGTTTATCCTCATGAGCTTTTGGCTCTGGTTCAGATGTACTCTCCACGTTGTATCCTTATCGGTCCGATGTTAATTAAAAGATATGATATCGGGTCTTTTGAACCGTCCTCAAACTCTAGTTCCGCTTCATAAAACTCAAAGCCAAATCCGAAGCCCCAGTATATATGACAGGACCACATTATGAAGTCGTTTTTGTTACCAAATGTACAAGAATATTTCTATCTGCATCACCTTTAGTAGAAGTTATCTTAAAGGTAAAGTTAGTGTCTGACCAAAAATTCGTGTTTACAGAGAACTCGTGCTTTTCTCCTGTTTCAATGATAGCGGATTTGTGTTGGTTGTCGCAACTAGAATCAAACTCTACGCTCCACATTCTACCAGCGTCTAGTGGTTGGTCTGTTTCGGTAACCGTTACATAGAAGTGCACTTTTTTGCCGCCCGTACCTTTAGTAACTTGGTATTCCCAGTGACCAAATTCATCTAGCTCTACCCATCTATCTTCATTATCAGAGCCTAAAACATTCCAAGAGTGTCCAAGCCAGTTTGTTAGTTTTTTTAACATGCTTATCTACCCATCCTTTGTCTTACCATTTGGTCAAATAAGGAATCATCGCGTTGCTGCATTTGCTCACCATTTAATTGCTGCATCATTTGCTGCTGTGCATAAGCTGCTTGTCTTGCTGCTATTTCTTCAGCAGATAATTGCATAGGAGGTGCGGTCATTCCGTCTGGGTCGCCAGAGCTTATCATTTCTAATTCATTATTACTTAATTGTCCAGCAGGCATTGAAGCTCCTACTTGAGCACCCATTAAGGCACTTAATAACTCGTTAATACCCATACCTGTTTGGTTGGGCATCTGTGCACCACCTTGTGGAGTAAACGTAGATATAGACTGATTTCTTAACATAGCTTCTTGGTTTGGCTGCATGTAAGTTGTGTTAGCCGCATTAGGCGATAACATCATCATTAGCTGTCTTAAAGCTTCTTCGTTCATAGTCATTCCCTGTGTTTATCAGTGTTTACGAGTTGGTATATACAGTGTATATACAGTGTATAGTCTTGGTATATACTAGAGAAGAGAAGAGTAGAGTATAGAAGAGTATAAAAACGTCAAAAAAATATATCGCAAAAATTTGCAAATGGGGTTTTTAATCTATGCCCGTAATGACTTTGATGTTAATAGGGCTACCCCCTTCTCCAGTTAACTCTGTGGTATTTTTTTCACTCCACTGTGCTTGAGTCTTTAACCAGAACATCATTGCACCAACATCACCTGTCATTGCTTTAGAATACATTGTTCCAGCTACTGCTGCGTTAGCTTCTATCCTTCCTCTGTCTAGCTGCTTCTTGTAATACTTTGTCAATGTGTCAACAGATACATTTATTAGAGTGGCGATATCTTCATGCCTAGTACCTACTTTAGATAATTCATAGACCTCATTCTGGGTGGTCGCTAAAACAAGGTGTCGGGGTCTACCTGCCTTTTTTTTAGGCACAACTTCCGAATCCCTTGCTATGACTGGCTCTTGGACTGATAAGCTAGGCTTATCAGTGGATAACTCCTGGTCATTACTATCTAACTCATTGATTTCATTACTATTATTATTCATTGTTTAAACTCTTTTATTCCTTTGGTTG